CAATCACTATTGACACTCTGTAACAAAGTTTTAAAATCCTTACAATTAATAAATTCTTTTTTATTATATTCATAATTAATGAAATCTTTAACTCTATCAAGATGACCTATAAGTATCTTTTTCTTACCCTCATCACTATTATTAGAATTGTTACTATTATTTGAATCATTATTTTGATTCTCACCCTGTTGACTAGGTGGAACAATTCTACCAGTATCGGGGTCAACCTGATTACCTCCAGGAAGTATATTAATTGGTGTTTCGCCCCAAGGTACTTCCGAAAATCCTCTTCTACGTCTAACTTCGTTTATTGTCAATATAGCTGTTTTAACATCTTCCCTATCTAATTCAGATTGAGTCTTTTCATCAGCCAAATCAACACCCTCAAATTTAAATTCTAAATCATCAAAACCAAACCCTTCATTAACTATAGCTTTAGTGTATGCTTCAGCTTCTATTGCTAATATAGGTTTAATAGCCCCATCTTTATATAACTGCATTTGAGGGCCACTACTCCTATCAGCAGATTTTTCAATATAACCCATCACAAAATGTTGAAGTCCAAATACTGAATATATTTTACTTCTCAATTCTTTACCATATTCAGTAAATTCCATATCACGGTTTGTAAGTGCCATCCTTACCCACTTTATCGGAACATTTGTAGCAAGAGTTTTGTGAGAATTTGTACCACCTTTATAATTATCTCTCCAATACTGTTTGAATTTTTTTAATTCGCCATTACTCATACCCTCTAAAGACACTATGCCGTTTGCTTCAGCACCATTAATAAAATAATTTGCATTATATGTTGAGCGTAATATGTCTGACGCTACTATATTTGCTAAAGCATCTAAAGGTTTCTCACCATATATTGTATCGCTTGAAGGTCTTAAAACTTTATAAATAATTTGCTCTTTATCAAATTCTATTTTTTCACCTAAGACTGTTTGCTTATATGGTTTAGCTTTAAAAACATTACCCTTTTTGTCGCCCTTGATTTGAATAGTTGAAGAATTTAAAACAAAAAGTTCTTTTAAATCACCATAGCCATCATAAACTTTTTCATAACAACCTCTACCATACACTAATAAGTCTTTGATAAATTTTTGTCTCAATTCCCTAAAAGTTTCATCATTGTCATTCACATTGTCTAAAAAAAGTTTCAATTTCTTAATAGCAGACTTATGTTTTAGTTTTAATTGTGTCGTCTTATCTTTTAAGACAATATTTATTTTCATCTTAGTACAATCATTAACAATTCTATTAATAACTGCATTAATATTATCATTATACCGATAAAATGATAAAGCGTCCTTGTCTGAAATTTTTATTAAAGTTGGTGAAATATAACCTCCAAAATTTCTAGACAAATCTTGAATATAGCCACTAGCGGATTTGTCTGAAAATTTTACCGTATTACTAACAATTTTTCTCATTAATCATCATCCTCACTTATATCTATAAAAGAACCATTTCTTGCACAACCTTTTTCACAATTATTTATCGTTCCTACTACTGAATCCCAAATATCTTTAGAATACCCTTCTTCTATATTACCTTGTAGATGGTCAACCTTTTTTCCATTTACATATTTTAATCTCTTAACTTCTTTACACAACAATGGAACATACGGATATTCAATCCTATTTTCTAAAAGTGCTATCTTACCATTTACTGGAACTTCGTCTGTCCTGTCACAAGATAACAAATCTACTTCAAAACCTAAATCTTCTAATTGCTGTTTTAAATAATGGCTATTAAATTGGTCAAAAGTTATCTTAACTATATTACAACCCAAATCTTTCAATTTTAAGATTATCTTATTTAAAATACTGTGATAATGAATTTCACCATTCTTTAACATGTCACCATCTTCACGCTTTTTAGGAGAAATCCATCCAACAACATCAAATTTAATTAAAGGTTTTTCAGAAAACAAATCGTCCCCTTCTGCCTCTCTACCCCTACTCTCCAATTCTCTAATTTGATAGCCATCTAATTCCACTTCTATCATACCAGTAACCCTAGCACATGAAAACCCTAATCTATCTTTATTCTTTGATAAGTCAAAGTGCATATAGTATTCAGCGTTTCTATCAAACACATAATCTTCTCTAAATTTACCATTGCCAGCATAAGCGTTAGCCTTACACCCATCATATTCAAAACATATTCTATTATTACTATACTGGTCTCTATTTTGATAAATTTCACACTGTCTACATTCCTGACAAACGTTATCTTCTATAAAATCTTGCTCTGTAAAAAACCCTTCTATAACACCCATAGGTTGAGCGCCAAAATCTCTCATTGTTCTTCTATAATTAAATGTTAAAGCATGTTTAAAATCTTCTTGAGACAGTTTAGGGTTCATATCCCAAGTTGCCGCTTGTGCTGTATAACCATCGTCACGCACACTTAATTCATTAAATTTTTTCATTACAAAATCGTCATCATATCTTGGAGTAGTGATACCAATCATTTTATAATGTTCTGGGAATCTTGTCTGACATGACCCGTATGCCGCTTCCCAACACTCTTCTGCCTTAGAAGCAGAATCTTCATTATTGTCATTACTTAAAAAGAAAGCTAATTCATCACCTACCCACTGAATTGTATTGTACCCTAACCAAGCAAAAGCCTGACTGTTTCCACTTAAAGCAGTAACATTTTTAATAAACCTAACTTCCATAGCTGATGGCGTATTATATTTTTCACGAAACCATAAACAATTTTCTAACATACCTAAAAACTGACTAAAAAATACATTTTTAGCCTGATTTTCATTTCTAGCAACATTCACAAAATATATTGGACTACCTGTTGATAGACCATAATAAGTTTGAGGTTCATACATACATAGAGATTTATGTATCCCATACAAATTTATAATTGAAGCCGCATAATCCTTACCGCTATTACCAACCACAATTCCGTTTGCGATATAATTTGCTAAAACATCATTACCGCCTGTCTTAACAGTTATGTCGTACGTATCTACAATATCGCCTGTATCTTTAAGTGACACTATTGGCGTGTAATAAAAGCTACCACGACCATCTTCAATAGGTACACAGTGATATCTTGTCTTTACTTTATCAACTTTTATCTTCAACTGTTTATAACCATTGAATACAATTAATTTATGATTCTTAGTCACCAACAGAGTACGACCAGTTTCAGTTTTAAGTTTATATACTTTTTGTTTCCCTGAAAATTTTATAGCACACTTTGATTCTATTCTTTTACTACCATCAAAATTATATATTGAAAATAATTTTTTATTACCATACTTTTCATACAACTCTGACATCTTTTTAGACTTACCATTACTCAAAGTAATACAAGTATCCCCATGCAAACAACCCTTACCTAATAACAAAATAGATTCCCTAATATCTTCTTCTACAACACCCTTTATTATTTCTAAAATTTTTGGTCTACATCCAACATTACCATTCCACTTTTGATTTAAAAAGAGTTTGCTACAAACAAATTCTTCTATAGGTACAGGCTTTTCTTCCCATATAGAATCATCCCTTTTACTTCTAGATAATCCAAAAGCTAATTCCATAAATGGGTCAATTTTTGAATTTGTTACTCTTTTCATTCTACTATCTCTGCATCAACAGAATCTAAAGTATCAATCTTTGACAAATCGCCTTTTGTTTTTACAGATAGTTTCAAAAGGCCATCCCTTATTTTCTCTTTTATATTTTCATCATCACCTAATGTACTATCAATCAATTCAACAATAGACCTTAACATAATTTTTAAACCGTCAGGTGTTAACATGAATTCATCACTAGTCTCATATTTTCTAATACGCTCCATAACTCTACTGATACTTTCAATACACCTACTGATTCTATCTACAACACGTCCATCTGAAATTGACTCTAAAGAGTCCATTAAAATTTTTGTTTCTGTAAACTTTTTATTAAGTGATTTTTCTGTATCTAAAGCTATATCAGTTACACGATTCATCACTTGTCTAATATTTGAAGCTTTAGGAGGTTCACTAACTTTCTTAATGTAATTATACATCACGGCTTTTAGGGAAGCTAATTCTGGTTTTACATCGGTAATTTTTGGGTCATTTAAAAACGCCTCCAATAAATCACAAACACCACTGTCGTAAACATTCTTATAAATTAAGGCTCTATCATTGTAGACTGTACCTTTTACAGTTTTAACCAAATCTGTTTTTTTACCACCATGTAATTTGCAATATAAATAGCCTTCTTCAACATGTCTCTTACAGCGCACTTTAGGCTCATCTTTAAGTTTCTGTTTATCAGAATCACGCTGATAAATCATTTTAAAGCATCTTAAACTGTGAATATTATCTTTTTTAGACCTATGTTCTAAAGGTATTTCAATATTTGGATATGGTATCAAATGTTGATATTGTTCATAAACACTTTTAGAATTGTTTGGTAAAGTAATTGCACACTTTTCTTTATTTTTCACCATAATAATTTCCTAAAATTTACATTAAAAGTAACACAACTACTATCGTTCCAAATATAAATACAAATATGTAATTCAACACCAAAAGAAAGAGAAATGAGAGAGAAGAGAGAGAAGGGACAAGGGGGGATATATAGGGGGGATAGGGATAAGAGTAAGAGAGAGTAAATGAGAATGATTAATGATAATATTATAATTAATGCTAAAGCATTAAGGAGGGGGTATAGATAGTTTTTATACATGTATACTTAAATCTATTTTTGATATTTTTAAGTAAGTGAATTTTGTTTTACTATTGAAACTGGTTAATCTTTAAAATGGAGTTTACCATGTTACTTTTTATCTTTGGTTGTGTTTTTGTTTATTTGAATTATAAAACAAATATTAGTATTGTTTTCATTGTTTGTGTCATGTTGGATTTAATAATTTTTATACTTTTAAAAATATTATTAAAAGAATACAACAATAAAACATATTCAATAAATTTCAATAAAAATAAGGATTCTAAATGAGAGAGTACATTAAAGAAAAATTTCCTAAAGATACTATAGATTTATTTGAGAAAAACTTAAATCTATTTTTTAAGTTTATGTACAAGAGACATAATATTTGGAATAACCGTTTTAAAAAAGATTTACCAAAAGATAAATGGACTAAAGATAAAATATTAAAAGAATATAAATACACAAATATTTATAGACAACTGGATAGAGGTACACTATGGGCTTTTAAATTTATAATAGAACCTTATAAAAATTCAAAACATACAGATACCGATTTTAAGAATTTACTTTGGAAATTAATGTTATACCGTCTTTGTAATAGAATAGAGACTTTTGAAAAAATTGGATTACCTGATTATGATAAATTTAATGGTTATCAATATTGGAAAAATATGATAGAAGTAGTAAAAATTCATAGTCCAATGACAAATGCTCACCTTACTTGCCCTACTAAAGCAGGTTTTACAAAACCTGACGGTTTCTTTTCAAATATATGTTTGTTGTATGTCCAAATAGATAATATTATTAAAGAAATTAAATTAGCAGAAACCGGTGAAGATATTTTCAAAGCTCTAAATACAACAAATGGTTTTGGTGCATTCATTTCATATGAAGTTTATTGTGATTTGTGTTATGCTAAATCTATTCCATTTACTACTAATGACTTTGTGAATATTGGCCCCGGAGCTGAAATAGGTATTCGTTTACTTTACCCTTCCACTAAAGGTAAAGTAAATATAAAATCTAGAATTTATGCATTACACAAACAGCAACATGAAATATTTAAAAGTTTGAATTTAAATTTTAAATGGTACAATAAGTATGAACCTATAAAAAATGAATTAAGTTTAAGGTCTATTGAACATTCTTTATGTGAATTTAGTAAATATTGGTTACAGCGTCATGATTTAGGTAAGAAAAGACTCATTTATGAAACTTGGTCTAAAAAACATGACCAATGTACAATAAGTTCTAAAGGTAATACCTTAAAAATAAATAAATCAACTCTTAGCCAATTTGAAAATATTAATGATAGCTATAGACCAAAACAAAAAATATGGAAATCTCATACAAAAGAGATTAAACAATATAAGAACGATTTTAAAAGAGTTATTGACACATGTTACATTTTTTTAAAAAACAAAAAGACTAAATTAGATGGCAAGTAATTTTGAAAATATAATAGAACCATTAATTAAACATATTGATGATAGTGAAATTAAAATTAAAAAATTAAGTATTGAATTAAAGCTAATGGAAAATTTTTTAATTCAATCATCTTTATTTAATGATTATGTTCAATTCAAAAACAAAAGAATTCAAAATAAGGAAAACAATGAAGAGTGATGAGTGTTTTGTACAGGTATTTAAAAAAGTTTCTTTAAATGGTAAAGATTATCTTCCTGGCGATATAGCTAAAGTTGATAAAGATACTGCTTACAAGTATGTTTACAGAAAGAAACGTGTTAATTATGTTGAAATAAAAAGATTACATAATTTAGTATCGTCTAAAATTGATGTTGTTAAGCCTAAAAATGTAACTTTTACAGTCATAGTTAATGTACATGAACCGTATTTAGAAATGGTTAAAAAATGTCTTGACAGTATTAACAATCAAGCTTTTCCAGCTACAGAAAAAGTATTAGTGTATGATAAATGTAGTTCAGAACATTTAGAAAAACAATATCCTAGTTGGATACATTTAAAAGAAAATTATGGTAATCCTAATCCTTGTCGAAATGCTGGTATTCAAAAAACTAAATCTGATTGGATTGTAGTAGTTGATAGTGATAATTGGTTAGATGAAAATTATTTATTGTATATTGCAAAAGCAATAAAAGTATCAGGAGATAAAAATCTTGGCATCGTGTATACAGACATTAAACTTTTAAAAAATGATAACGTATTTAAAATTCATTATACACCTGCAAATTTTGATTATTGGAATTTAAGAATATCTAATTATATTAGTGGTACATCTGCTATGAAACGTGACGCTGTCTTAGAGGCTGGCATGTGGCAAAGTTTAGACTGCTATGATGATTGGTACTTAGTACTTAAAATAACTAGTCTCGGTTATACCGCTATTAAACAACCCTGTGAGATAATTGTTAATGAACATAGTGGTGGTCATAGAGTAACAAAAAATTCTCAAGATAAATTTAAATGGTATGGCAAAAGTTATGCCATATTAACATTACTTTCTGGTAGAACAAGTGTATTAGATGATTGGGTTAATTGGTTGTTGAATGCTAAACTGCCAGAAAACACTTCACTATATCTATTAGACAATTCAAATGATAAATCATTTTTTGACAAAATACATAAAATTTTAAAGACCCTTAATGGGAAATTTATTAAAATTCATTATCAGCAATACCCTCATAGGCCGGAATTTGTTGGTAAATATGACCGTGCAAAATTTGTTGGTGAATTATATAACAACATTCTACCTTCAATAAGGGAAGATATGTTAATAATGTTTGAAGATGATATGGTTCCCCCTAAAGATGCTATTGAAAGACTAATAAATGAAACACCTGCACGTTGTAAATGGGCTGGTGTAAGCACTGTTTATAAAAGTAGAAAATGTGGTGAGAAGCATATTGTTGCCGCATGGAATCAAGATTTTTCAGATAGTCGTATTAAAATAAAACAAATATCTCATTTAAACACTGTTATAGAAGTTGGTGTTATAGCTGGCGGTTTTACTCTTTGGTGTAATGGGAATATTCAAAAATGTTTACCTTTAAAATTTGAATGGGTTAACGGAATACCGTGGGGGTGGGATACTGTTTTATCCAATCAGGTTAAATCAATGGGTGGATTGTTAGGGTTGCATTGTGGTATTGTATGTGAACATAATTACGATAAATAAGAAAGGTAATTGAAATGGCGTATCAATCATTTTTAGAACGTAAAGGGTCTTCACTGTCATTTGACAAATTGAAAGCTCTTAAGATTCCCAAAGGTCTTAAGAATAAAAATTTCTTAGATATTGGTTGCAATGAGGGCTTCTTTTGTATAGAGGCTTATAACCGTGGTGCTAAAAATGTTTATGGTATTGATAAAAATGCTATAAACATTCAAAATGCAAAACAATGGGCTAAAAAATATTTCAATGAAGATTCTCTTGACCGTATGACATTTTTATGCGAAAGGTGGGATAATGTTGATGAAATACTTAAAGATGTCAAATTTGACGTTATAATATATACTTCATGTTTGCATTATGAAATAAAACATAAAGGGATTCCAACACCTTTCTTTAATAGAGTACATAACATTTTAAAAAAGAATGGTACATTTATAATAGAGTGCTGTATTATTGATAATGATGAAGCTGTCACTACAAAACACATGGTCAAAGATATAGAATTTCATCACCCTAGTGAATCAATGCTGAAAGAATGGTTAGATAATTTTGAAGTGGAGTGTGTTGGCGATAGCATTAAACAGTCAGGTGATGAGTCAATAAGGAGAGTATTTCATTGCAAAAAGAAATAATATTATTAACTGGTGCTAGTTGCTCTGGAAAAACAACAATTTCCAGAGCATTATCTTCTAAAGATTATATAGTAGTCAATACAGATAGAACAATCATTAATAAATTGTTTAAACTCTTACCTTTAGAAAAAGATAAACTATTAGGTTCCCATATTGGTCAATTAGATATGTGGAAACATATCTTTGAATACATTGATGTTTTTGAAGTTTATAAAATTTTATATCGTGAAGTATATTTACATTTAAACTGTCCTAATAAAATTATTTTTGAAGGTTGGATATTTTCTTTTATTAATTTTCGTAATAATTTTTTTAAAGCATTTAAGGAAATAGAAAATTTAAAATATTTAAAATTAGACAAATGTCAATTCATTTATAAAATAATACTTGTAAAGCCTAAAATAAACGATTACATAAAACGATTTATAAGTAGTACAGAATTACGTAATGAAAATCCAAATCGGGATAACAAAAAATGGAACTCTTTATCACAAACAGATAAAGAAAATCTTGGTAAAAAAATTTATGAAAACTATTATGAAAATACTTTTCAGTATAGTTACTATAGAGATTATGAATTTAAAATAATATCTAACGTGAAGGATTTAAAAAATGCATAAAAATTCAATGGATATAATGAAAAGTTTAATAGGTAGTTATTTAAGAGAACCTCTTAAAAATTATAAAATTGCTGATATAGGTAGTTGTAATGTCAACGGTACATATAAAGATTTAATTAAGCCTAATTGGACTTATCACGGTATAGATATTACCAAAGGCCCAAATGTCGATATTGTTGTTGATGAGAGTTACGTATGGCCTATGATTAAAGACAATGAATATGATGTTGTGATTTCTGGTTCCTGTTTAGAACATGTGAGAATGCCTTGGGAAATAATCCTTTCAATGAAAAGGATAACTAAGTTGAATGGTTTTGTTATTATAGTTGCACCGTTTATTTGTGGCCCTCACAATTTTCCTATTGACTGTTGGAGATTTTTACCTGAAGGTTTAGTTGTTTTGGCAAGTGATATTGCTAAAATGAAAATATTAGAAGCAAAATTGGAAACAAGAGACGCTTACTGTGTTGCTCAAAAAGTATAAGGATTAAATGAAACGTTATCAATTAATAAACCATTTAATAAAAAAATACAATTTCAAGACTTATTTAGAAATAGGTGTTAAATATGGCGGTTGTTTTAATAAAATACAATGCGCCAGTAAATTATCTGTAGACCCTAACGTTAAGAGCGTGGCAACTGTTAAAGTGGAGTCAGATACCTTTTTTGTTAAAAATAAGAGCACTTTTGACATTATCTTTATTGATGGTTTGCATTTAGAGCATCAAGTCGATAAAGATATAGTAAATTCCTTGAATATTTTAAATAATAATGGTATAATTGTTCTACATGATTGTAATCCTTTAAAAGAAAAATTACAACTTGAAAATAGTAGGGGTGAATGGCTTGGTACTGTGTGGCGTTCATTTGTTAAATTAAGAAGTTTGAGGACTAATTTAGAAATGTTTGTAGTGAATACTGATTACGGTTGTGGAATTATTAAATGTGGTTCACAAAAGATTATTACAATACCAACAGCATTTACATATAATGATTTAGCACAGAATAGAGTTAATTGGTTAAACCTTATATCTGTTAATGACTTTTTGATTAAATATGGAAAATAAATTAAATTTTTTAATTGGTGTCCCTACTATCACACGTGCAGATTTATTACAAGAGTGCCTACAGCCCTTTATTTTAAATAAAAATAAGTTTGATACTATTATCGTTGACAATGGCAATCAACAAGATATTGACATATCACAATTACAAACTGAAACAAAGGCGGTTGTAGTAAGGCCGGACAAAAATTTAGGTGTAGCTGGTAGTTGGAATTTAATAATAAATATAGCTTTGCTTAAAAGTTTTACTCATGTTATTATTTTAAATGATGATATTGTATTGAGTGATGATACTATTAATAATTTTCAGAATATTATAAATAAATATTCAGACAAATGGTTATTAGTTAGTGAATGTTCTTATAGTGTTTTTATTTTGAACCTGTCATGTCTTAAATTATTAGAATATAAACAAGGTAAATATTTTGATGAAAAATTTTATCCAGCTTATTGTGAAGATGTTGATTTTGAATATAGGATGAAAAAAATAGATAAAACAAAAATATTAAGAAATATAAAAGAATTGAATCCTAAAATCTACCGTACAGCTTCCAGTTCAAAAAAAAATAAGAGATTGTCTAAATCAAGGATATATATTAGACAGCGAAATTTGTTTATATCAAAACATGGTATAACACCGTACCGAGCTTATAAATTTTAAAATAAAAGGAAAATAAAATGAGTGAAAAAAGTAAAACCGTTGAAACACCAATAGAAACCCTTAGAAGAATGAACGCCGAGGTTCATCTCCCAAGTGGAGCAAAACTTGCGGCAGAAATAAAGAAAACAGCCAGAGATTTGATGAAGCAAAAAAATTGAAGAAGGGGGGAGAAAGAAAATGAATCTAAACGAAATGAAATGTGCCACCTGTGGAGTCCAAGT